TTCTGGTATGTATTTATCAACTACAGCTTCTGCAGATTTATATAAAATAAAGTTCTCATTTACAGGGCCCTTATTTATGATTGTAGAAAAAGTACTTTTCAATAACTTTTGTTGCATACCATATTCTCTAACTAAAGGGTTAGCAACAAAGTATATAGCCTCTTCTCTAGGTACACCCGCATTCATTAAATAATTAAGTACAGGTGTAGTTTCTGTATCTGCTTGAATATCAGCAACCCACGCATCTTTTTCAGCATCAAGTTGACCATTCATTTTATGTGATCTAGTATCAGCAATACGTATATTTTCTTGATCATATCTATGAGATAAAGAAATTACTCTTTCCCCATTACTATTTAACATAGTATTATGTCTAAGTAATAAACGTGTTTGATATTCATCTACACCTTCTATACTTTTTTGTTGAGCATCATCAAACTTAGAAGCTTGATATGTTGCAGGCATTTTGGCACCAATAGAATTCCAAATAGGGTGTTGTTTATTATCTTGAGCATCAATACCTAATGCAGCCTTAGCCATCATATTTTTTTCATGCTTATCTAAATTATAACCAATCTCTAATGTTGTTGTAGGAGATATAGTTCTTTTAGTTTCGTCATTAGGATTTATTCTTTCTGATTCACCATGTGCTACATTATATCTATTATATTCTGTAACATATTTTTGTATTTTATCAGCTATAGGTTTTAATAAGTAAGTATCATTAGGTCTTACTAATGATGCATAATTTTCTGGTATAGCAAGTAAACTAGCTGTTGAAGCAATTAATTTATTTTCTAAAGCAGCTCTTTGTTTACTTAATAAACTCTTTGCACTAATTGTAGTTTTATCTTTAATCTGTTCCCCTTTCAAAGAAGCCAATTCCTCTGACAATTGAGAATTAGTTTTACTTGATTTAATATAAGTTCCTCTACTACTAATATGAGGCATCATGAAATAAAGTTTATCAACGTCAAAATCGGATCCGGCCTTTGCTACAATTTCAGTAGGTACTACAATTTTATTACCTGCAGCTGGATCTAAAAAATGGTATATCTCAGCAAATTCTAATGAGTTCAAATTTTGAATTGGAATACGTGCTCCAGACAGAGTTACTAATTGTCTATTGTCTCCTGTATTTAACCAGTTATCATCTTTAATTGCTTCATTTAATCTATCTATAGTACCTATTCTTTCACCATTAAAAGAAACTTCAAGTATATTAATAAAGTCTCCCTGTAGAGCAATTGCAACTTTCATTGCATCTGTATTACCATTTGCACCTGGTTTGTAAAATGGTAGATTATTTGACCCCATCCATTTTTTTACATCATCTTCTGTAGCTTTTTTAAGATTAGGACTATTACTCCATAAACCATTATACATAGTTGACGGTACTTGTACAAGTGATTCCCCTTTAACTTTTTGTTTAATTAATCTTTTATTGATTACAGATAATAACATTTTTTCAATAGTATCTGCCTCTAAATGTAAAGACAAATCTGTTTTAAGAGACCCGTCAGGATTAACACCAATCATTTTAATTAAATGCTCAGGCATATCTCTTTTAGATAATTCTTTTTGTACTAAAGATAATAACTTAGTAAATTCACCTTGATATCTGCCATCTTTATATTCCCATTGAATCTCATGTAGTAATTCAATTTTCAAAAACTCAGTATAATTTGCAACATCATCGTGGTACTCTTTTGCTAACTCAGCATGTTTCTCATAAGATAACTTACCTTGCTCATATAAACCATCAAGTATTAATCCTCTTAACTGTGTTGGAAATGGAATCTTACCTTTAAACTTATTATTTACTTCAGTAACATTCTTTAAATATTCTAAAGCTATTATGTTGTCTGTAAAAGTTAATTTATCTTTTAATTTAGTTTGAGTAGAATCTGTAAACACTTCATCAGCAATACCATTAGATGTAATGCCACCTACTTTTGATCCAGATTCATATGTTACATATTGAATGTTATTTCTTAACATTTCTTTATGTAAATGATCTAACTCACTATTCTTAATTTCTGATGGGATAAGAGGAGCTAATGCAAATTTATGCATAGATGTTACAGGAGCTAAAGTATCATTTAATAATTCACCATAATTCTGTAATTTATAAACCGGGAAAAATTCTTCTATTTCAGATGTTGTAACAACTCTATCATTTATAATGTCTTGAAATAAAGCTTCTTGTTTATCAGACCAATTATTTTCTAATTTTTTAAGAGTTCTGTAACCATCAATAGTAATATAACCTGCTCCATCAGCCTCATTCATTTCTTTATAAGACTTTAAATCTTTTTTAATATTTTCATCTATTATTTCTTTTATTTCTTTTTTAGTTTTACCTGAGTTTTTTAAACTTAATTCATAATCGTCTCTTAATCCTTTTTCAATATCTTTTAAATATACAGAAGGTCTATCTATATCTTTAATAATAGCTGTATTAAAAGTACCGTCATAAGAAAATCTATCATATTCTGCACCAAGAGTTTTAGCAAGTTTAGCAGCATACGTTTTTTGATTCCACGTATTATTAATAAAGTTTTGAGCCCACTCATCAGTTAAAAATTTTCTACCTCCTGATTGAGAACCTGTATTTCTTTTATGTAATTCTTCTTTAACATGATTAAACTGAGACATGTCACCAATAAATAAATTTACCGTCTCAAAATTATGAATCCAAGAATTATAAGTAAATGCTTTAACTAACATATACTCTTGTTCTTGTTCTGTTAATTTAGAATTTCCAGTTTTTTCAATTAATGATGGATCAATATATTTAGCATTAGTTAAGTTATTTAAATTATCACTAACCTGCTCATTAAAATATTGTATAATATCTTTTTGAATAGCATCTCTTAGATCTTTATTTTGTTTTACATAACCTATTAAACCATTTTTATTTTCAGTTATACCTTTCACTACATCATTACTAAGTAGTAATACTTTAGTGTCTTTACTTAATACTTTATCAAAAGCTGTAAATACTTCACCAGCATATATAGGATCTTCTTTTGTACCACCTACTCTTTTATTATAACCAGTATATTTTTTAAATTCTTCTCTATTGTTTTTAAACTTTTGAATTCTTTCAAATTCAGAAGCTATATAAGGTATCATAATTTTATCTATTGTATACAATTCACCTGTTTGTTCTTTATTAAACATGTCAATATCTACATATAAACTACTATCTTTTCCTTTATCTTTAATAAGGCCTCCTTTAACTCTTACACCAAGAGAAGTCTTTTTACCAGCTGCTCTAATAAATTCTTGCAAACCACCTTTTAACATAGTGTGCATTTCTTGTAAAAACTTACTAGATTTGTCTAAGTCAGATGTATTAGTACCTTCACTAAATTCAGCAACTTGTGTTCCTGATACCATAGTTAAGTCTAAATATCTTTCATGTCTTCTATCTTTTTGTCCTTCATTTATTTTACCTGTCTCATAATTAAATACACTTTTTAATATTTGAGAATAATTAGTAAAGCTTGATACTTTTGGATTTAAGTATTTCATATACTTAAACTCACTTTTAATCCAACAATCTGTAAGATTTTCAATGCTATTTAAAGCATCAATTTTTCTTGATATTGAGAAATCTTGTACAAAAGGAAACACCATATCCCCAGCTGCATTAAATATACCTTTACCTTTTGTTTCTAAACCAAATTGTGCTTGTAATCCAGCTAACCTATCTAATATATTCTTTTGATATACTTGATCACCACCTAAACTTTTAATAACACCTTTTGGTATTTTACTTTTAAGTAAAGCTAAAGGATCCATTACAAAACTTTTTAATGTTTTTTGTGCATCAACACTAGCATTAAAAGGATTACTTTGTATTTCAGCTAAGTCTTTTACTATTTGATAGATATAAGGAAGACCATAATACTCAGAATTATCTTTTAATTCTTTTTTAATAACATTTAAATCATCTAAACCTATACCAATAGCTCTAGCAAAATCATAAGATTTATTTACATTTAAGAAACCTGGATTATTTTTATCTTCAAAAGTCTTAACTAAACTAGTAAGTTTAGTCAGCATAGTTATGTTATCTACTTTAGTAATAAAAGGGTTATCTTCCGGTTGAACTACTTTAAATTCATTCTGAAAGCTTCTAATTATATTACTAGGTTCAATAGAAGCATCTATTACTTCCATAGTAAACCCTGTTATAGTAGGTTCCATATAACCTGTTTGTTCATCTAGCAACATTTCTTTAATAGGAAATGCTGTTAATTGACTATAAGCTATATCAGATAAACTTAAGTCTTGCCAAAAAGCTGCACTTACATCAAACTCTGATGTGTGCATTATTTTAGTAGGATCTGGTAATTTCTTTTCAACTAGTTGTTTTAATTCAGGTGCATAAGTTAATGAAGCTTCTACTAATTTTTTAAAAGCAACCTCTCTATTTTTAACGCCACCTACTTCTCTAAGTAGTATACCCCAAACTTTATTGAAGTCAACAAGTTCTTTGAAACCTAATTTGTTATTTACAGTTTTACCTTTTATAATTTTAAATAAACTTTTTACAATATACAAAGTTTCTTTACCTGCAAATTGCTCAGCAGATTTTTTACCTACTGACTTATCTACTATACCTGCACTATCATTACCATCAGATATATCTGTTTCATCTACAGGATCACCATTTTCATCAAATACTTCATCTCCGTAATCTATATCAATAAATTTTTGACGTATTAAATCAAATCTACTATTATTAGCATGGTACTTCATAACCCCGGATTTTTCATCTCCCCAGTTATTAATTGTATTTTGAAGTATTCTAATATTATCAAGTAAGGTTTCTTGCTCAGAAGTTAATTCTTTATATACAGGTCCATCTTCTTTTATTTCAATTGAAGTAAAATCCGGCGAACCTCCTTTTATATAATTGTCAAATTGCGCTTTTGCGTCTCTTACATCATTAACAATAATTACATTTACATTTTTATCATTAACTAAAATATTATTATGCTTATAAAAATCTGATATAATTTCAATTGAACCTTTATATTTTTCTCCTTTAACTCTTTCTCCTTGTTTTATATCTGGAGTTAGATTATTAAAGTTTTCAACTTGACTATTTAAGAATATATACTTATCTTCTCCTTCTTTACTACGGATAATAGCAATTGATTCATTCTCTAAATCTTCTATAGTAGTCAGTTCACTAAATGATTTATCTGTAATAACTCCTAGTTCATCGTTAAGATCATCTAATCTATCTTCTAATACAGCTTTTACATAACCATAAGCTTTACTTCTATTAGTAATACCGTCTTCATCTTTTTCATTTGATAATAAAACTAGTGTACCTGATTTAGTAACAGCTTTACCATTACTAACTCTAGCATCATGATTTGCATCTACATAGTCAGATAATATTGAATCAATAGTATTAGATATAAGATTAGCTTCTTGTTTAGTTAATACATCAACTTCAACATCAGTAACTTTTTCTACACCTCTATTAAGTAAATCCCATGTTACATTGTCTATAGAAGGGCTATAATTATTTAATAGGCTTGGATCTTTACTTGCTAAATATAATGCATCAAACATTTCAGTTACTGATGCTGGATAATTACCTACTACAACATCTTTTGTATTAGTTTTACCTCCAAATAACTTATATAAGAAATCTAATATTTTTTGAAATATAGTTTTTTGAATAGGTGCTTTTGCTTTAAATGTTTTTGGATCTTTTGCATAAGTTCTAAAGTCTTCAGCAATCATTTCTTCAATTTCAAAAAATGACTTATTTGCATAAGGTGTATTACCTGACTTATCTTTATATTCTCTTATATCATTATATAACTTAAGCTTTTCTTTTTCAGTAAGATACAGTTGTGAAAATCCATGCCATGCTTCATGGTATACATCAACCATACTACCTTTCTGATAAATTGATATGTTAGCTAATATAGTTGGATCTATTAAGGTTGCTCCGGTTACTGTAAATCTTGCAAATACATCTGAGTTAACTAAATTAGCTGCATGATCAAGTGTAATATATTTATTTAAAGGTGAAGTATTCCACCAGTTATTAGCCTTTTCTACATCTTCAACAGTTACATCTCCGCTTAATTTTGCTGATCTATCTAAACCTTTAATATTTTGATTGAGTAATGATGCAGCTCTAGATATTTTACTAGTAGGTTTAATAGGGCTAGTAAGTATAATACGGTCTTCAAGTTCAGGTATAGTTTCTTTTTCTTCAGTTGCTATAACTTCTTGCTCTTCAATCTCATCTTCGAGTCTTGGAGTTTCTTGTTTTACACCATACTCAGTTTCTGCTAAGTTACCTAAATAAGCACCTTGTGTACCATTTTCATTTACTGCATATACTTGTACTACATCTGCTATAACTTGTCCTGTTTCAGTTGTTAATTCAGGTCTTAAAACTAATCTAACTAAGTTACCTACTGCAGGCCAAGTTGGATCTTGAAATGTTTTACCTTCTTTTGATATTAAAGCGGTTTTATTTTGAAAATAAACTTTTGCTTCTCCTTCAATACCTGGTACTGTAACATTAAAATTAGCATAATGAACTTTATAAAATCCTTTTTTAATAGCTGTAACATCAGCATCTATTACTTCTCCAGATTCTTTTAATCTATTTACTATAGCATCTTTTAAATTTTTTGTATCAGATGCTGCATCTTCTTTTAACTCTGCTTTAACTTTATCAACTTTAGCAAGTAACTGAGAAGGTAAAGCAAATTCCATATATGCATTAAACAAACCTGGATCAGAACTATTAATACTAATTTCTGTATTTAAATTTTTAATAAATTCAATGTAATCCTTAAACTCAATACTATCAGATTCTTTGTCATATGTCATATAACGTTCATTCTTAAGTAGTTCAGAATTAAAATTCATCTTAGCAGGGTATCTTCTTGTATTACCCTTACCACTCATTAATACTTCATATATTCTTTGTGCATCATCAACTAACTGTGCTTCAGTTTTATTATCAATAGATTCTTGAGATAGATTAATTGAGTTATCTAAAAAATTTCTTTGAGGTTGTTCTTGTGAGGTATCATTAGAATAGTTAAACCAAAATTCTTTATTCTCTAATTTACCTCCAGTTTCATGTCTTCTTGTTGTAGCTTGAAGATCATTACTAAAAAACTGTTTATAGAAATCAATTCTTTCTGAAAAACTAATATTCTTATTTGTTAATACTTGTGCTACTTGCAAAGCTATTTCTTTAGGTACATCAGCTCTATCTATAATACACTCATTACCATCTAACAATATACTTGCAAAGCCTTTCTTGAATACTCCTCTACTTTGTTGAATAGTTTTTATAGTCTTAAAAGTATTTCTGTTAACACCGGATAATTGTGATATTTTATTTAAAGATATTTTATTACCAAATGATTCAGGTAATCCAGAACTTATTCCTAAAAAAGGTAATAGTACAGGTTGTTTATCAGCTAATACCTTTTCTTTAAATTCATATATTTTTTTAAAGTCCTCTTGTTGTTCTGTCTTAATTAAGTTATAATACTCATTAAAAGACATACCTAGTTCTCTACTATAACTTTTAGTAGCAATCTCATAAGGATCTTGTATTTGATCTTCTTTACCGTATATATCAGTTACAGTATAACTGTCCCCTTTTTTTCTAGCATCTCTTAAAAATTGATAAACTAATTTACCTCCTTCGTCTTTAGAACTTATACCACCTTCTGAATTAAAATATATAGGTGCACCTAAATTATTTGATATTACTAAAGCTACTATATTATCTGTAGGTGTAACTCCTGCAGCATTACTATTTTGTTTAGCAATAGATCTAGATTTTATAATTAAGTTTCTAGTGTAAGTATCTAAATCTGTTTGAGCTATACTAGATAAAGGTACAGCCTTAAGTTTAAGACTAACTCCTTCATATATTAAATCATTAGCTATTGTTTGTTGTGGATTAAGTACAGCTCTAATAGCATTAAGCGTAGTATAAATTATTTTTTTAGATTCTTCAACTTGTTCTACATCCGCAATATTTTTTGACGTAGGATCTACTGCTAAAAATTCTTGAAATGTACTTGTAAAAGAACTATATGGTTTTAATCTTTCACTAAAAAAACCTGGTGCAGGATCAAATTCTTCAATATTAAAAGCTTCATCTGACTTTGTTTCCGCTAAACCTTTGAGAGCTTCTCCACTAACTACATTATTGTATGTACTAATGATTGTTTGTATACCTTTATCCGGATGTAAAAAAGATTGTCCTAATTTATGAATAGATCTTAAATCTACAAAATCTTCAATTTCAAAAAAATCTGTATTGGCTATATCAATAATCATTCTTGGTATATGCTGAACAATTTTTGCAGCAATTTCTGGAGTAGATACCTCAGCTTTACCATTAAAAATATGTTTTATATACTTAGTTACATCAAAGTTACTATTCTTTAATGCCGCATCTTGCATATGGCCATAAATGTTTTTATATAATTTCTCTACAGTTTCCGTAGAAAGGGCACAATTTATCATAACTTTCTTATTAACAATCTGATGTGGAGTCTTGGAATAAATCTTTATCTAAATCTTCAGTAGATTTACCTTTAGTTTCTGTTTTTAATTCATCTTTTCTTTGAGAATTTACTAAAAGGTCTTTTACATTATCTGATGATTCAGTAATTAAAACTTTTTCTTGAGCTGTAGGTTTAACAGTAGGTGTTTCTATATTATCCATAAGATTTTCTTTTAAAACAAATAGTTTATCAAGCTCATTAAAACTTATAGTTTTTTGTCTAACCTTAGCTCCTATACTTTTTAATACTATTTTTTCTGTAGTATTATTAACTGAAACTACTGTTACTTCTGAACCTTGACTAGCAAACTCATTTGCATTATTTTTACCCGTAAAGATAATTTCTTTTGCTATAAGTCTGTCACCAATTTGTAGGTTATTTTCAGTTAATTTAACAACTGCATTTTCAGCTAATTCTAATTCTCTTGTATCAACTAATTCTTGAAGAAGTGTAATATCAGTTAAACCTATTTTGTTTTGAGCAATAAGTATTGCAAACTTTTGTTTAAACTGATTTAACTGTTCAGAAGTAGCTTCTCTAATAAACTTAACTAAACTAGGATCTAAACCTCTAGTTACTTCATCATTTGTTTGTTGTTGATCTGTAACAGCTGGTGATTCACCTTCTTCAGAAGTTTCTCTTTCAACTTCTTCTGGCGCTACTTCACCTTTTTTAGGTATAACAGAATCAATCTGTGCTACTTGTTCAGGAGTAGGATACAAAGGAATTCTATAATTACCTGGTTCTAGTAAAGTTTTTGATTTAGGTTTATTAGCTGAAGTAACTTTACCTGTTTCTTTATTGTAATCAATTTCAACAGGTAATATACTTATGTTAGCTTTAAGGCCAGTTAAATTAAATAACAAATTAGAGTATGCTAACTGTTGTAAAACATAACCAGGTTTTTGTGGAAACTTAGCATTTTCATTATTAAAGTTATTCCATTTACTAACCTTACCTGTTTTAACATCAATTATATATACTTTACCTGATCTATCAACAGCAAGTAAATCTACTTCACCTGCTACTTTAGCTTCTTTGTCATATAGAATTATACCGTTATCACCGTAACCTCTAGACATTATGTGAAGTCCTTTACTATCTATTACTTTTTTAATACTTACTAAGTAACCTTCATTATCAGGATCTGTATTAAATAAATTGTCAAAAGCTTCTTGACTTATATTATCTTCATTAAATACATTAGGCTTGTTATCAAAAAGTAATCTTATCTGATTATCTAAATAATTACCAGCTATTCTAGAAGCTTCATTAGTTTTCTCAGCAACTAAATTAAGTACTGTATTTAATAAATCTTGATTACTTGATTTTTTTTGGACAGTTCTTTTTAATTCAGATATTTGTTTTTCAATTTCTTCTACTCTAGTTTTATCTCCAAACTCTCCTTGTTCAGTAAGTAGATCTTGTTCTAATGATTCAATAGTTCTTTCTTGTACAGAAACATCTATATTATCCTGTAAAGCACCATAGATTTCCTTTAACTCTTTTTCTACTTCAGTATAAGTAAACTCACTAAATCCACTAAGACCTTTTTGTACACGTAAATTTTCAACAAAAGCTTTTATTGAATCTTTTGTTAAACCATCTTTTTGTATAGTACTGTTAAAACTAATTGTAATCTCATCAGCATTAACATGCTTATATTCTTCTTTAAATTGATTAATTACATTAGTAACTCTATCCATTGTAACACCATCAAGCTCATAACCTTTTGAGCTACGCTTAATTCTAGAGTTATCTTTAATTATTTGTTGTATAGCATTTATAGTTACTTTTTGTTCCGGAGATAAATCTTCTTGAGATAATTTATCTAAATATTCATTTAATCTTATTATGAATAACTTATATTGACTGATTTTTAAATCATCTTCTGAAGTTTTATCTTCTTTTGCCTCAAGTTCTTTTAATCCTATCTCATGACTTTTTAAATAATTTCTCAATACAGATTCAGATAACTTGTCAGCACTAACTAATTCATTACCAATTAATAATTTAGGTATTTCATAAGTTTCATCAGTTGCTTTTGTAGCCGTTTCTAATTGTTGATTTTTATTATATTCTTCAATTATACTAGCAGCTATATAATTACTTCTAACAAAAGATTCAAAAGCAATATTATAATCATCTAACTCAGCAATGTTTAAACTATTATCAGCAGCATATTTTTCAAAAGCTGCTACTAACTCATTATATACCTCTGGAGGCATACTATCTATATCTGTCTCATTGTTTATAGTAACCGGTTTTTCAAAAAAAGATTCAATATCTTGAGTACCCTTTTCTATACTTCTATCAATAACTTCTTGCTTTGCTTTAGTAAATTCTTCTTTAATAGCAGCAACTTCTTCCGCATTAGGTTCTTTAGTTATTGTATATTTAACTCCACTAGCAAATGTAGAAATACCATATAAAGCTCTAAAATTTTGCAGATCTATTTCAATACCATCAATATTATCTATTTTAAGTACATCACCATCTTTATAAAAAGTTAATCTTTCTATTTCTTCATCAACAGTAGCAATAGTATCAGCGTATTCTCCGGTTAATAAATCTTGGTTAAGTTCATTTATTGTCATATTAGTAAACCCACTTAGTTCATTTCTTGTATCAAACTTATCTAGTGCATTAAGTCTAGCTTCTTGCATCTTATCTAATTCATCTAACTCAGCTTGAACAGCTTCACTGTTAATTTCACTACTAGATTTTTTATTTCTGATACTTGCAATAAATACAAAAGGTGCTATAATTTCATCATAATCAGGATGAGATTTTTTAATAACAGTTTTGTTTACATCATTGAAAATTTCTTCAGGTGTAATTCCAAATTGTTGCCACATTTGAAAATCATCTAAGCTAATGTATAAACCTCTACTAGCTAAACCATTTAATAAATCATTGTCTTCTTTTTTATTAAACTCTTGATCTTTTAAAGCTTCATAATATTCTCTACGGTTATCATATATATTTTTCATCCAGACTTTGTTTTTCTGAACGTGCTCAACAAAGTCTTTAGGATTATGTAAAAGATTTATATTTTCTACAAGTACTTGAGACTCATGTTGTAAAGTGTGAAAGTCAATTAGTTTTTCAAAAGCTTCATCAGTAGCTTTATTAAATAAAGGTTGATTAGATTCTTTAGCAATAACTTTTAAGTATGCATTATAACTAATTTCTAATTCATCTTTTTGTTCAGCAACTACTTCATCATATTCTTTATCTAATTCTTCAGGAGAGATACCTGGATTTTCTTCTTTTAGTTTGTCAAGTATTTGTTTTTTATTTCTTGTAAATTTTGTATAAGATTCTAAAGCTTCTTTATAATTTTTAAGAGCTTCTAATTTTTTAGTTTTAAAATTAATTTTACTTGTGTTTTCTGAAGTTTTAGGTAAACTATTTAACCCTTCTAATTCAGTCTTAATCATATCTACTTCATTAGCTAATCTTTTATTATCAAATAAAACATTAATATCTTCAAAACTAGCTTTTTTAAGTGGCCCATTAGATGTAACATCTTGTACAATACTGGACATTCTTTCCATTGTATTATCAAAAGACTCATTTAAGAATACTGCATTACCAATAGCTACATTCCATGCATGATGAGTTGTCACTGCATCATTATAATCCGGACTATTTTTATTTTTAGTAGCTTCTTCTAGATTAATAGGATTAGGAAAATTCTTTTTGTAATAATTATGTTTCTCCTCTATTCTATCAATTTTACTAATTACAGCATCTAGCTTTTCTAAATACTTAGCACCTTCTCCTGGAGGTACACTTGGTACAGCCTCTTCAAATTCTTCAGGTGTTAAATCTTTATATGACTCTAATGTCTCTGTGTAATGATGTAATACATCATTTTCTGTAGCTCTTATTATAGCTTTATTAAAAGAAGCATCAGCGGCATCTCGTGATTCTTTTTCAGTACCTGTTAATCTTACTGTTTCCGCTTCTGCTTGCATACCTAATCCAATAGCATTAGCATTCCAGAAGTCAGCCATATCTACATTACTTAGTTCATTAACTAAGTTTTTACCATAAGTATCTCTTATTGCAGCATATTCACCAAACTCTTTAGGATTTTTAATTTTATTATATCCTATATTTAATAAATGAGGTACTCCATTTAATGGTGCAGCAAACATACCCATTACAAAACCTGACGCAAATGTTTCAAAACCTTGTCCGGTAAATTGATTCTTTACTGCAGATTTAGTAAGCCCCATTGCATAATCATATGTAGCTAACTTATCATTTGAAAAAGAATCAACATAATAACTTTCTGTTGCTGAAGCAATTACATCCTGTGCATTTTCTTGTAATGCTTCAGTTAAGTTCTTTTTAAAATATGAAATACCTCCAGCTACACTTTTTCTAATAGGATCTTTAGCAAATGATTTAAGTGTATTACTTAAATTATTTTTTCTCCAATTCAATTCAGGAGTTAATACTTTTTTACCACTCTTTAAAGTTTGTTTAGTTGTAGTTCTAGCAATACTACCTCCTTTTAAATCTAAAATATCTTTTGTTTTAGCAGATAAAAAATTAGTACCTCTACCTTTAACACCTACAAGATTATCTAATACAATTTTATTAGACATAAATATTAATGCAGTATTCCATTGTAATGTAGTTACACCAGCTTGTTTAGCTTGATTCATCATGTTTTGCTGCATTTCATCTGAAGGCGCTTCTTTATGTTCATTATAATAACTATTATATAACTTATTATAAACATCATTCTGCTTCATTCCCCCCTCTAATCTAGCTTCAGACAAGGCCATGTTAATACCTCTTATTTCACCATAGAATCCACCAACAGTTTTTCTACCAGCATCTGCTAATCTAGCTAAACCTGTTAAGTTATTTTCATTTTTAGCAATCTTAAGAGCTGCATCTGATAAATGTTCTAAAGGATTAAAAAACTTTACTGCTGAATTATTTAAACCTTTTTCTATTTTAGATAGGTCCCAAAATTTTCTTGCAGAACTAACATTGTCAAGACCTCGCACTGTAGCATTTACAGCACGCATTCCATCAGTAGCTGCATCTAATCCTTTAATACCTCTTAATAAATTTTTTCCTGCATTAGCTGTTGTTGCAAATAAAGCGGGTGCTGCTCCACCACCTGTAACTGCTGTTGCTCCAATAGCTACAGCTTCTTCAAGTACAGCTTCTGTTATAATACCTGCAGTATAAGCAAAACTCATTGCAGTATTATTTAAGAATCCACCTACACCACCTTTAGAAGAATTACCAATAGCAGCTGCTCTAGAATAAAATGCAGCATCTTCTGTATCAGCTGAAAAATCTCCTTGAAGCATTTTACCTAAACTTTTTGGACCTGATACAAAACCTCTTGTAAATAATGGCCAAAAAGAATGAGTCATCATTCTTTTAGTATCTTGCCATCCAGATGTACCTGCATTAAATATAGCTTCATTATCTCTATAAGGATGGAAACCTATTTTATCAAAAGTTTCTTGTCCATATGCTTTATATCTATCATAAAAAGCATTGCCGTCTGGACCTGCATTATATGAATACATCCTTGCATATTCATTCTTATCTTGATTAGCTTGATTATGAGCTAAAATTTCTTGCTTTAAACCAGCAGCAAAAACATCTACATTTGTACGTTTAGGTGATGCAGGTTTAGTAGCTGGGTTACCAACAATGTTTCTTATGGAATGTTGTTGATTAGTTAATTCATTTGCACCAGGCATCATAGGTGTAAAATGATCTGGGAAATCAGGGGATGGCATAGATAATCTATCTCCTTCAAAAGCAGATAAACTTTTAGTATTTAAATCTGGTGCATCTATTCCACCATAACCAGATCCTAATGAATCTAGTGAATTAAAAGGTACATCTGATTCTGCCATTATCTTCCTGAATTGTGTTGAGTTACTTTATTAGCTACCTCTATACTATGTAATTTTGCTTTACTTAAGTTATTACCTTGAGTAGTCATATTATCATATATAGTATAATCATTATATGTATTTGTTTCATGATCTAAAAGGCTATAGTTTGTTTCTAAGTTATAATCACCTGTACCTGTAGTATTTTTAGTAACATTAAATGAAGTTTTTTGATCCATTGATTTCCATTGGTAACCATTAGGATTAGATTCTACAATAGCTGCAATAGGATCTAAATAACTAGATGTAAACAAACCATTAGACCAATTCTTAGAATCAGAAACAACACTTATCCCATTAGTTAATATATCATTATAATCTGTTTCTGCATTAAGTAACCCTGCACCGTCTTTACTTTTTATATAATTAGCTAACCATTCAGCATCAGGATAAATAATCATAGCTCCTTTATCTGCATTACCACCAGCAATAACTTGACTACTCATCTTAAAGTTTTTATATTTACTCTTAGTATCATTCATTGATAAGATTATATCATTAAGCATTCTTTTACCAGATTGTGTTTGCTGATATCTAATATCTTTATCATCGCTTAAGTTGGTACCATTAAAACTAATACCTGATGTAGCAAAATCTAATTTTCTAAAATCTCTTTCAAATTCATGAAAATAAGCATTTCCTTTTGTACCAAAAGCTAATGGAGCAACATTAATTGATTGTCTTCCCGGTGTAAATAAACCACTAGCAGTCATATCACCTAAACCACTTTGTGAAAGTCCTGGTATAGCTGTAGGTGTTTTTATAGTTGAAGATTTCCAAGCTTTACCAGCTGCACTTAATAAAGCTTCATAACCTCCTGCTTCTTTTTTAGCTTCTTCAATTTTTCTTTTATATGCTTCACGCTGAGCAACTGGTAAATGAGCAAGTGCCTTAGCAAGATCTGCTGGAGCTGTATTCACAGTAGTTGTAGCTAGTGCTATTTTAGATATTTCTTTAATACCTGTCCAAGTTTTATCAAAAGAAAAATGTGTAAGATAATCTACTGCAGCTTTGTTTGCTTTGTTATTTATAGCTTCTCTACTTTCTTTAGAAAGAACTTTCATAAATTCATCTTCACTTCTTAAAGTACCATCTGGTCTATATAAAAATTGAGCATTTTTAAGACCTTGGTTTGTAAGATTTTGTTCAACTTGCTTTGCACCATCAATTCTCCACTTTTTATCTGCTTCAAGATAACCAGTATAATCTTTAAAATTAGAAGATGCTTTTGTGTAACCTGGATGACTTTGTTTTGTAATAAGACTTACACTTTTATTATTATCTATCCAATAATCTAATTTTTTAGAAATCCAAAATAAACTATTTGCACCAACAGTACCTTTTAAAAAAGCATCGGCATTACCTGATAAACCTGCTTTAAATTTAGCACGAGTCATATTTTTATCTTTTTCAGTATGTAATGTCTTATCTGCTTGTGCTTCAGTCATTACACCTTCTTTTACAGCTTTATCCAATAATGCTAAAGCTTCTTGCATATAAGGTACACCATAAGTATTAGTTTGTCTACTTGAAATATTTCTACTTAATTGGGCCATGCTAATTTCTCCTGATGCAATTCCTTTATCTTCAAATTCTGTAAAAATATTATCATAAGATTCATTTTTAACAACTTGATTAAAAGTAGGATTTGGTATTTTATTACCATTTGCGTCTTCAATAAATTCTTGAGAATCATAATGTGCAGCTCCTGTAGATAAATCCCATTTGTCTTGAGCTCTTTTATCTGCAGCTCTAATTTGTGCAGCAGCTACTTTTTCTCTACTTGCATTACTAGAAGCAACTTCTTGCATTCTATATGAATGATTTTGAGCACTTACCGCAAATGGATCAGCTACAATACTTTGTTTAGCATCTCTAAATGCAAATATTTGAGCTGACTCATCAAGATCTTTTTCCATTAATGATGATGCTAATGCATTATCTACTTTCCATCTTAAGGATTTAATGTCACCATAAGGATTTTCAGATCCTGTAGATGTTGTTGCAGTACCTTGTCTATCCTGCATAGCATCAACATCTACTTTTACTCTATTAAGTACATCATCATTTATTTGTTTACCGTATTCTAAGTTAGCTAAAGCTTTTGGTAAATCCGGATTTTTATCACCTGAATTAATTTGTTTTTGGATATCTCTAATTCTGCCATCATAAGAAACTGAATCATCTCTTAAAGATTCATAACGCATTGTTTGTTGCTGTTTTAATCTATTAAAATTAGTTTCTAAATAATTCATTTCAGCAGCATTTTTATCACCACCAAATTGAGCAGCATTAGAAGCAGCAAAGTTTTTTCTATCTACATATGCTTGTGTCTTATAAACTTCTTGAATAGCTGGATCATTACCTAACTGAGATTCAAGTAACTTACTAAGAGGTTCCATTAACTGTTTACCATTTTTAGTAGTAACCATGTATCTACCATCAGGACTCCACTTAACAGTTTCCATAGATAAACCAGCTTCTTTAGTTATCTGTAATGCTTTTTCTTGTACATTAACATAGTTAGTATATTTAGCATTTGATATACCTAAAGTATCTGCAATTGCGGATTCTTTAAATTCTTCTCTTTGATAATCTAAAGCAGCTACACCATCTGCCCAATAAAGAGCACGGGTTTTTTCATCTAATGAATTTTTAAGACCTTCTGCTCTATTTCTTTGTGCAGTATAATTTTTTGTAAAGGCCATATCTTTCATAAGATATTGATCTTCATAAAAAGGTTTAAATACTTGAGTAGCTTGAGTTACATTTTTTTCTAATGATAAATCTAGACCTGATACTTTTTTAAGAGTCACATCTATATTTTTTAAAAGTTCTTCTTTTCTTTGAATATTATCTTCATGAGTTAAATCTGCATAAAGGTATTGTCCATAAACTTGATTTAATTGTTTATAGTTACTATCATATTGTGTCTGCTTTGTTTGCAGTACATTATTATAGAAATTTAAATCCGGTTGAAAAGGTTGAAACTGAGGTATATAATCTGTTACGCCCTGGAGATAAGTACTCATTATAAGTAAATTAAATTAGTAGTGTTTTTTCTTTTTCCTGAAATACGTCTTGATAATTCATATTTAGGAATATTTAAAGTATTTGCAGCAATTGCTAAAGATTCATATACTTTACCTGTAATTATATTTTTTATAGATTTTCTTTTATGTGCATTAACAATATTAAAATCTACATTTTTTAATTTTTTTCTAGCTTTTGCTAAATTTAGTTTGCATTCTTCTGATGCATTGTATATTTTACCAGCTTCAATACATGCTAAAGAAGGCTTTTTACCTTTATTAGCAATTCTTAATTTTTCTTTTGTCTCTTCAGAATGAATAGAATAACTATTAGGATCTGTAGGTTTTAAATTATAACCAATAGATCTATCTAAACAATTAAGTTCATTAACCCAGTAGTGTTCTTTAGCATGTAGATTAGTTATATCGCATTTTTCAATCATCTCAAAAATAAAGTTTTTTTCACCATATTTAGTCCATGCTTTTTGTAAATAACTGTTTTTATGTCTATCTCTTCTTAAAGCATAGAGGTGACCATTTATTCTAGTTCTTATGTTAGAAGCACAACCAATATATATTTTACCACTAATTATATTAGTAATCTTATATATACCTGATACTGATTGTAAATATGTTGCCATAATTAATGTTTATCTATATTGTAAATATATTAAAATCTTATAAGTTTATTAAACATATAAAGTTTAATAGAACATAAATGGAAATACATCTGATCCCATTACATAACCAGAAGTATGTGCACCACCATTTTTTGATTCAGCATTTTGCATGATCTTATCCATATTGAGAGTAGATTGTGTTTGTGAACTCATTGCAGCTTTAGCAGCTGCCGTAGCTTGTTCTACACTAAAACCTTGTCCTATATACTTTTGTAATAAACTATCAAAAGTTGCTCCTGGAACTTCTCCAGTTAACTCTTTACCACCTTCAAACCATAAATTACCTGTTCTAGCATCTATATCATATTGTGGATATAATCCATTAGTTAAAGCCAAGTTAGATGCATTCTTCCAACCCGTACCAAATGCTTGTCTTACATTTTGATCAGCTGCAATTTTTGCATTATCAAATTGTTGATTAGCCATTGTATTCTGATCATATAATCTTTGAGCCGCACCTTGATTTATACCTTGAGCTTGATTTCTAGTATTAGCTGCATTTTGAGTAAACGTATTGGCTATATCAACATTAGCATTGTTATATTTAGATAATGTATTAGCAGCTTGTTCTGCTCCTGTACCTTGTATACTTGACATATTAGATGCAAAAGCTTGAGGTCCACTAAACTGTCCTAATTGTTGCGCCATTAAATTAGCATATTCACTTTGTTGAGCTAAGTCTCTTGTTGGATCTAAATATGTTGGATCTGGAACTTCTGGTTCAAATCTTGGAGCCCAAGGCATATACTTTTTAATTCTTGATTTATCTTTAAGTGCACCATAATAATTTAACTTATCAGGAGTCATCCATTCAGCTTGACGTAACTCAGGAGCTTCTTCAAAATCAGGAGTATATTCATCAGCTCTTTTAATAGCTCCTGCTTTTATTTCTTCAGGTGTTAATTTAATACCATCAGCAGCTGCTTCTTTCATAACATATTTATTATACATTTCCGGATTTGTTTCATCATGCCAATACTTATCACCATTCTGATCAATAGATCCTTCTTTTTTCATTTGAGCTTCATAGTCAGCTTTATTTAATTTTACTGTTTGTGTATCTAAAGCACGGTACCACCATTCATCATCTTTATAACCAGCACTAATATCAGCAGCTGAAACCTTACCTGCTTTTAAAGCATCTACAATATCTTGATTTGTTTTTACTGTAATACCTTTTTTCTTTAATGTAGCTTTTACTGCATTACTAGGTTGGTGACTTACATTTTGTATGTAGTCAGCTACTAATTCAGGATTACTTTCAAGAATTTTTTGTTGCATTTCTCCTGCAGCTTTTTTAATATCAGCTTCAGTAAGAGGTTTACCTTTTCCTCCAATAGGTTCTAAACCATATTTATCTCTATAGAAGTTTAATCTAACTACTGACTCTGCATTAGTGTAAGCTTCTTTCATACCATAAGGGGTTCCTCCTGATTGTAATTTAGGCATACTACCTCCTCTAGCATATTCTTGAGGTACTTTCTCATAATCTGTATATTCAGGATATACGTATCCCGGATTAAATGGAGCTGATTCTGAATTCATTTCATAACCATATTGACCCATTGGCATAGCAATAGGTTCACCATTAGGCATTTGTTGTGGAGCTTCCATCATCTCTTCTTGAGGATTTTGTTCCATACCTTGTTCCATTCCCTCTTCTTGAGGAGATTGTTGTTGAGCTAATTCTGGAATTAAATCTTCATCTGCTATATTATTAGCTTCCATATATGGCCTAGCTACTTCAGGTATACCTTGAGGAAAACCTTTTTTAGCTTCTTGTGCTACAGCAAGGGCTCCTAATTTCATAGTATAATTACGGATCATAATCTCTGCAGTCTTTCTTTCTAAAGTACTTGAGTTAGGATCTTGTAATAATTTTCTATATTTACTTAAGTCATATTGTTTAGCTAATGTAGCTGGTGTATATGATTTAGTATCTTTTACACTTTTACCAAATTGAGCTAATATTTTAGGATCCTTAAGCATCATTGATTTAGTATCACTAAAGATAAAAGTATCATCTGGAAGATTTAATGGTACACCTCCTGAAGAATGTCTAGGTCCTTTAATAGTAAGGTGTTCTGCCATACCATCACCATTAATGTCACCATAAACAGTTTCCCCTCCTTCAGCTTCTAAATTAGCTTCATCTCTAGGTACAGCTGAAATAGTATTAGCTACACTAATATTTTTAGGTCCACTACTCATATCTGCTCCACCCCAACTAAGAGATTGGTTAGGTGCTATTTGAT